GCTCAGGTGCGTATACTTATTATCCTTAATCCGCATTTCACTGCAGATTTTGGTAAGGGTTACGTTCATCTTCACATTCTCTTCGATTTGCTAAAAGTTTCAAGTTTTCTTCATTCTTGAGTCTTTACCTTCCATTTGGTTCGCTTTCCTAAAGTATGTCTTAGGTCCACTAGCCTCCTTTCTTCTATTTCACTCAACGAATGAACTTTTGCCCTTTTAGCTCCTCATCTCCATAAAATGGAGGATCTCACATGTAGAATCCAACGCCTGCTTTGGCGTTTTCTCCTACAAAGTAAGGAAGAGGTTTCGGCGTCTTTGGAAATATCCGTCAAAGGTCCCAGATATGAGCAGCAGACACCACTTTAGGTGTTACCCTCTTATTAGGACTAGACAATCTTCTAACCAATGACAGACCATGGCGAAGTTCATCTCAGTCAATCACTGATTGCTCCTTAGGACCAAACCCGTAGATATATCCACGAGCTTGTTCCTCAGCAGCAAGGAGGTCTTTTCTGAAATTAAGTACTAAATTATCAACTATCTCAACTACGGGTTTGTATAACTCACCCATTATAGAGGAGTAAATTGATATCTTAGACTCCTTCATCCACTCCATCATTTGGTTATAGACAAATACACATGGATTCTTCTTATAACCTAGCGTGAAACCACGCAAGGGCCCTCTGAGCGAATCAATCCGTCGATTCAAAGATTCGAATCTTCGGATCATAAGTGATTTGAAACCTTCTGGTTCTGCAGGATCGATATTTAAATTAATTAAATATTTTAAATTCAATCATACAAAAGGAGAGAGTTTCTGAATCCCTCATGGAGAGTAATATAATAGACCCAGATGTCTTCAACGAGGTGAGATGTCTCTTGCATATGAAGTTAATCTACCAAGAGCTTTATATCCAGCACCTAATACAGCGCAAAGCTGAGGGTAAGAAAGATTATACTTTCTACCTAATTCCAATACTGAGCTAACTGATCGAGTTGCGGATGCAACTTCGACCAATGGAACTGCGGAGCAGTCCACTTTGTTAACAAAGTATCTTTTTGCAAATTCAAGAACTCCATTTCTAGAGATCAAGGATTTGTGAATTCCAACTTTCACACCGATATTAGAGCAGACATTAAGGTATTCTCTTGCGACTCTACCATTTGCAATGACTATATCATCACCTAAAACCGCGTAATCGTTAAATTTCCCATAAGGAAATCCAGCCCTATAAGCAGCGAGAGCAACCATCACGTGATGTGTGATTGCTAACATTGCTCATGAGGATAACGCACCCATAGGTTGCCCTACGGAATACATTACAGATCGACCATAATGTTGATCGTATTCTCTAGGATTTTCCTTACTTTGTTTTGGTAAGTGATAAGTCCTGTGTACTAATACAGATGCTCAGTAATCACCTAACTCGCTACCATGTAGTCTGTTAAGGATACGAGATTGTAAAAGTACAGGCAGACGATCAGTCGCTGCTGATAAATCGTAACTCCAATATCGGTTTTTACCGCTTTGAAGTAGTCGATGAACCGGCTTTAACTGATCTTTCGTTCCATCTGTTTCAAGAGTATCCAAGAGACGGAAGAGAGCGTCATGCAACGGTTTCATAAACCATTGAGTCCAACAATCAACCATCGCGAAAACTCTAACTTTTCCTGCAGCCTCATCTTTAAATCCAAGCGCCCCTAAGGGTACATGGACATGAGGAAGAGGAAATGATAGGGTTCAAGCTTTTTCTCGGATAGCAGTCATCATTGGTATTAACACATTCTCAGGATATAAAATTTGAACAAAAGTTTTAAATTTTACTCACAATGTAGGATGTGCAACCAGCGCAACCGCAGAACGAGTTATTCCTAACAAACTTGTGGAAATATTATCAACCTTCTTTCCTTCCAAAATAAACTCTCTTAATACTGGAGAGGACTTCGGAATTAAGAACGGTCTAGGTGGTGAAATCAGCTTTCTAAACTTCTCTTGCGATCATCCACGAGCGGACATGACAAATAATATGGCATGATCTCACTCTTGGATAAAGGCAGGAGAGATTACTTTCCCTGGTTCAATTATAGTTTTTAAACTAGTTTTTGAATTAAAGGATAGTACTCTATACAAACTGAAGAAAGACAAGTAAATCTGTAAAAGGTGTTTATCACCCAAACGGATTCGCTTCCTTACATCAGAAGGTATCAGTCTAGGAAGACCTGATTTAGTCTTCGAAACTCTAACTTTGGAAATCAAAGCAGAGTCACTAACGACATAACCTCCCATTGATTGCATCAGCTGAACGTGACAAGTCTTTAGGTATAAAACTAAAAACTTAATCCCGTTCTTCTTATATATTTGCTGACAATCTCGGATGAAAACCACAGACAACCTAGTAAGTGATGAACGTTTTTCCTTAACGATTATATAAATCAGTTTATTCAACCAGTTAATATAACCGCGTCCCGCTTTTACACGGAACATACCATCAAAGGTTAATTTTATGTCTTCTAGCTGAGCTAAAGTAAGTAATGAATGATTATTTTTCATAAATTATTATTTAGTTCCCCGTCTAGGTCTAACCCATACTTAGACATTTTATAGAATTCAACTTCTTTACTAACAAATATTAACAATATTCATTAGTGAAGCCTCCGGTCCAGATGGTAACGATCTAATCGTCCCCTCTGTCCAGCACCTCTCAAGTTGTATAAAATGGTTCAGAAATGAGCCTCCATATGACCAGGTTGCAAGAGAAAAGAAAATTAACTTTGAACTTCGGTTTCTCTCTTATCGAGAGGCCGCAGGTACCCCGTTAGAGGTAAGACATTACTGTCTTTGAAGAAGCTACAATTTATACTTTCGTACCATTGCAACACTCCAAACCATAACTACCTATGGTAATTGCCTAACATGCCGGTTCTGACTGGTTACGTTATACCAATGCCATGCCTGACAAGCCAATAAGTAGCGTAGTTCAAACGTTTCGCGCAGGGTGCACATCGAGAGATGATACTGATATCAACCTCTCTACATGCCCTTCTCGGCATTTAGAGAAGAGTAAGGCCTAAACCTT